TCAGACGACCGGGAGGCGGTAGCAGCGGAACGTGGCGTTGATCGTGGCGTCGGGCGAGAACGTCACCTGCAGCTTGCCGTCAGCCTGACCGACCCGGGCCGACTCGAAGGGTCCGAGGAGCCAGACTTCGTTCTGCGCGATGGTCACGGCCGCGAGCGCACCGAGCGCCTTGCGCCATGCGGGCGGGTTCTCGCCGGCCGAGACGGTGACCACGAGGTCCCCCGCTGCGGCGTTGGTGACCTCGAGGAAGTGCCGGTCGAGGTCGCCGAGCGCTGGCGTCTCGAGCACGACGTCGGCCGTGCCGGTGTCGAGCACCTGTGCAGTAGGTGCCTCGAGCGACCCGTTGGGAACGAGGTCGACTGGGATGATGGATGCGGCGTTCGCCATGTCGGTAGCCTCCTGGTCCGCGTCAGCGGCTTATTCGTCCTGGTCGGTAGGGAAGTCCTCATCGGACTCGTCGTCGGTGTCGTCGCCGTCGTCGCCGTCCTCGGTGGCCGTGGCCAGGAAGACCTCTGCGTCCGCCGTGGCCGCCTCGATGGCGCTGACCAGGACGGGCTTCGTGGCCCTAGCCGGGATGTCGAGGCCCATCGCCTCGGCCCGCTCACGCAGCTGCGCCACGGTGAGGTCGTCCAGGGTCGCCTCGGCGGCCGCGTCGGGCACCGCGGCGACCGTCGGGAACGTCCAGTCGGACGCGACCTTCAGCCCGTTGACATCGGCAAGCTGGACGTCCTCGGGCGAGAGGGGCCAGACGCGGCCGTTGGCATCGGCCCGGATGGACCGCGTGACGCCCCGTGCGTCGGTGACCGAGTACACGCGCCCCGGATCACCGACCCTCGGGACGGCCGAGTGGAACGGCAGCTCCCAGCGCTCTTTCGTGGTCATGGCTTACGTAGGCCGGTTGACGAAGGCGACCGCCAGTGCTTCAGGGCGGGTGACCTTGGCGCCATAGAGGCGGAGGCCCTTGATGGCGTCGCCGAAGCGTCGCTCAGGCCGGTAGGCCTCGATCTGGTCCAGCTGCTCGGCGAACGTGATAGCCATCGGGACCCCCGCCATGACGCGGTACGTGGTGCCGTCGTTGCTCACGTTGTTGGACTTCAGCACCGCGAAGCCGGCGGCCTCGCCGACCTGCCCGTTGAGGAGCCTCTGCTCGCCGCCGGCGGTGCCTGACTTGACGAAGCGGTCGTCCTTGAGGAGCGCACCGTGGTACCAGGGCGGCACGGCGACCCAGCGCTCTTCCGCCGGCACGTCGTTCTCGTCGAGCAGCACGCTGAGGTCGACGAGGTACTCGTACGCCTTTCCGGCGGTGCCGAGGTCGGTCTTGGGTGCTCCCGACGTGGCCACGGCCGACCCGGCCGATGCGTAGAAGCCGGCGATGAGCGTGTCCGACCTGTCGCGCTGGTTGCGCGCGGCCCTCCGCATGTAGCCGTTGACGAAGCCGGGGATGCCCTGGCGTCGGTCGACATCGTCGACGAAGAAGTTGAATCCCTTCGCCTGGTCGATGATGAGCTTGGTGTCGGCCGCGGCCAGCGCCTCTGCGGCGGGCATGTCGCTGTTCTTCGTGTAGTCGAAGATGGCGACCTCGCCGATGCCCGCGATCGTGACCGTGTCGCCGGCCTCGCGGATGTCGCCCTCGTAGTCGCGGTTGACCACGTTCTCCTGACCGAAGACGTGCGACCGCTCCAGGACCTCGATGAAGGACGAAGCCCAGTAGTTCGGGATGAATGCCTGGAGAGACATGCGGAGCCTCCGAAGTGGTGGGGGTTCCACTCCGGGTCCGCTCTCGCGGGACGGTCAGCGGTCGGATCGCTCGGAGCCGGGTCGCTCCGGGTCCGCTCTCGCGGGACGGTCAGCGACGCGGCGAGCGCGTCCTGCGTCGGTGCCTGGGTTGCCTTCGTCCCGGGTCCGCTCTCGCGGGACGGACGACGTCAGCGGTCAGGCACCGCCGTTCGGTTATCGACCGTGATGGTAGGCCAGCGCGAGCATGGCTGTCAAGAGCCTACCTTCCTGCAGAGGCAGCCATCACTTTGTCCACCTCGGTCTTGCGTGCCCGGATCTCGTCCACGCTCATCTTCCGGATCTGCTCGAGCGTCAGCGTGGCCTCGCCGCGGTTGCCCTGACCGGCATCGCCCGGCGCGGGTGCCTGTGCCTTGAGCCCTTCGTCGTCCTTCAACGCAGCCTCGAGCAGCGAGCGGACGTTGGACGGCTCGCCGGCGTCGAACACGACCGCGTCCATGTCGATCTCCTTGAGCGCCTTGTCGGGCCGCCGGAACCCGAGACTGCTCGCCTCGCGGTACGCGGCCAGCTCGAGCGCCTTCCGCTGCGCTCGCCCCTCGGCGGCGGTGGTCAGCGCCTCGGCGGCGGCGGTGCGGTCCTGGAGGCGCTGGATCTCGGTCTTCTCGGCGTCCTCGGATGTCGCGACCTTGGTGCGCAGATCCTCGACCTCCTTCTGAAGCTTGCCCAGATCACGCTTCGCGAGGTCGCGCTCCCTTGTCAACGACGCGACGTCGACGGGTGCCGCGGCGTCGCTCGCCGCTCCGCTGTTGGCAGCGGGCGTGGCCGCGGCCTTGGGCTTGGCCTTGGGCTTGGCGTCGCCCGACGCCTCCGCATCGTCGGCCGTGCCATCGGCGCTTTCGTCGCCGTCGCCGCCGGCCATGAGCCAGATGGGGCGACCATCCGGGTAGTGGCCGATGAGCGTGAGCATGTCCGGGTCCTGTGCCTTGAACAACACGTCTGTCCTCCTGTCCTCGATGTCGTGGATGGCCCCGTCGATGGGGTCTGTCATCTCAGGCTGCCTCCTCGGTAGCTGGCGGTTCCGATGGTGGGGGTGCCACGACCGGCGCAGCCGCCTGGTCTCGCTTCCATCGACGGATCTGCTGGGGCGTGGCCCCATAGCGTCGCCACAGTTCCTCCTGGGGGATGCCGAGGGCCTGCGCCTTGACGAGCGCGTCCATGAGCTCCGAGAGCGGCCGCGCATCCGGGTTGCGCCACTCGGTCTGCATGTCCATATGTGTGGCGCCGACCAGGTCGCCGCGGGCGAGGAACGCGAGCCGCATCACCGTCTCCCAGCCGTTGCCGAACGATGTCTCCCTGCGCGCGGTCTTCGCAGCCAGCGGGAAGTCGGCCTGTACGATGGCCTCGCCCGAGTCGCCCACCGATGTCGGCGGCGGCACCATCGCCCTGGCCGGCGTCGACGTGGTGATGGCCATGTCGTGCCGCATCTCCCGGAGCTCCTGGATGTACGAATCGAGCCTCGCGGCCTGCCATTGATCGAACTTGGCTTCGGGGTTGGGCGTCCAGACGATACGGTTGGGGCCGCCCTTCAGCGTGGCCGGCCCGATCGCCGTCGGCTGGCCGTCGGCGTCTGTCTCCTGGGCCTCCCTGCTCATGTCCACGCCAGCCGCGGTGCGCTGCGGGAAGCTCAGATGGTAGGCAGCGGTGACCATCTGGTAGAGCGTGGCGGCGTAGATGTCGAGCTGGCTCTCGATCGCCTCGTGCTCCGCGATGGGGCCGTGGTCGCCCTCGGGCGTGTTCAGGAGCTCGACGACCGGCACCACGCCCCTGCCTCCGACGACCAGCCGGTTTGGGCCGCCCACGGCAGGCAGGTGCTCCCAGCCCGTCGACGCACCCCGGGTCGTGCGCCACCACTCGACGCGATCGGGCAGATAGAGCACCGCGACGCGCCGGCCGCCGTCCTCGCTCCAGAGCTTCATCGCGGCCAGTCTGGTGCGCCGGTCCGCGGGGTCGTACTCGACGATGACTTGGAGAGGGTCCTCGACCGTGATGAGCGGGATGCCGGGCGCGACCTCGCGACCCAGGGGGTTGACGATGATCGGGCAGAGGCCCGTCGAGAGCGCGTCGATGTGCGCCTGGCTCGATCGCGCCTCGAGGGTGTTCTGGATCCAGAACTCCCAGGCGGCATCGCTCCGGGCGTCATCGTCCTGGATGGTGAAGCCCTGGATCGTCATCCGCTGCTCGACCGCCTCGACGACGGTCTTCGCGAAGTTGGCCCGGAGCTCGCGGAAGACCTCGCCGAACGTCTCCTTGTGGGCATCGCTCGCGAACTGCCACGTCTTGTTCGTGCCGCGGTAGTAGCTGCGCAGCCGATCGAGGCGGATGTTGCGGGTCTGCATGCGCCCGATGAGCCGGGCCAGCCACCACTCCGACGTGCCCGGCAGGAACTTCTCGGCCGGGTCCTCGAGCCGCACGGGCCCGAGGGACTCCTTCGGCTGGTCCTGAGTGAAGAAACGCTCCGCCAGCGTCATAGCCCACCAACCTTTCGTGATACGGCCGCCTTGGTCGTCATCGCCCAGTGGACCGCGAGCATCGATGCCTGCGCCGCGACGATGGTCTCGCCCGTGCCTGACTCGACGGCCCAGCCCTTGGGTCGCTCCTTGGCCACCAGTCGCGCCATCTGGCGGGCGAGCTCCGGATCGCCATCATGGACCAGGCCACCCGAGGTGACCAGTTGCATGAGTGTCTCGGCAGCCGGGGTCAGGCGCTCGGGCGTGGAGGGCACGTCGAGCGTCGCGACGTCCTGGCGCTCGAGCCGCTGACGCGAGGGTTCGAAGAAGGCGCCGTGGTGGAGCACGAGCGGACCGGGCTTGGGGCGGTGGTAGACCTTGCCGCCGGGAGAGAACGTCACATCGGCCGTGACGCGAGCCGGGAAACGGTGCCGCAGATGGATGACGGCCTTCTCGATCTTGGCCGCATCGACGTAGGCGCCCTCGGGAGCTGCGAACGTGCGACAGCGCAACACCACCTGGTCGCCCTGCCGCTGCGCGATGGCCACGGCGGCGGATCGATGGTCGTGGGCGACGCGGACGCACGCGTACGTGGGCAACTTCGTGTTCATGCGCACCGCCCCCTCACGGTCGTCCCATTCCTCGGCCGGCATCCAGCCATCCATCGACTCGACGAACTGATCGAGGTGATAGGTGCGCCACTCGACGAGGGCACCGCGGGCGCGCATCTTGCCGAACTCACGAGCCAGCACCTTGCCGTCCTGGAGCCAGGAAGCCGGGTTGCATGCGCGCCAGACATCGGGGTCCTCGATGTCCGACCCATCGGGCGCCGCGTACCACCAGATGAGCGTGCCGTTGATGCGATCGCGATAGATGCGCAGGGACCCGCGGTCCTCGAGCTCACCTTCGTCGGAGTCCATGACGCCGTGCATATCGCCCAGGAACGACTGCTTGGCACCTGCGGTCGTGATCCACAGCGTGAAGGGCTGCTCGCGCGCCGCGGTGCCCGTCGTAAGGGCCGTGTAGAGGCTGCCATCACGATGGGCGTGCAACTCGTCGATGATGTTGGCACTGGGGTTGAGTCCATGCTGCAACGCTGCGTCGGCCGATAGGGCCCGCATGATGCCGCCGTTGCGGATGCCCTCGATGAGATGCGTCTGGATGTGCAGGTGGCGTCGCAGCAGTGGGCTCTGGATGCCGATGCGGCGGGCCTGCCCGAGCACGATGCCGGCCTGGCCCCGGGCGGCCGCGGCGACATAGACCTCGGGCTCGGCCTCGCCGTCGGCGATGAGGAAGTAGTGCCCGAAGGCGGCACCGAGCAGGCTCTTCCCGTTCTTCCTGGGAAGGCCCAGGCCGACCTCGGTGTAGATGCGCAGGCCTGTGGCCGGGTCGACCTCCAGCGCCTCCCAGACGAACTCGCGCTGCCAGTCCTCGAGGACGAGCGGGCGGCCGGCCCAGCGGCCCTTGGTGTGGCGGATGTAGCGCTCGCAGAAGGCCGCGAACCGGGGACCGCCGGTGAGTGCATCGGGGACCATCGACTAGGCGCCATCTGCCACCACCAGGAGCCGCGGCGGGGGGCCGATGTCATCGTCGATGTCGGGCATGTCGGATCCCTGAGCGAGCTGCATGTTGGCCCGGGCCGCGGGCGAGAGGAATAGCTCACGGGCGAGCAGGCGGACCTGGTCGGATGAATCCCGGACGACCTGGTGGAGCGGGTTCTTGACGATGTGCCCGCGGTCGGTAAGGAGCGGCGCGCTCGTGGCATAGAGCTTCGTCGCCTCGCGATAGCGGCTGAAGGCCTCGCAGTAGAGGCGCAGCACGTGGGCGTCGGCGGCCGTGATGACACCGGAGCCGCGCATCTCGCGGGTGACGTGCTGCCATGCAGCCCGGGCGATCGGGTCCATGCCCTCGGGCATCTTCGGCTCGCGGCGCTTGGGCAGTGGCTCGCGGCCGTTGAGTCGGCTCGGGCGCGTCTCGCCGCGAGCGAGCTTGACCGCATCGGGCTCCCGAGCCGGGCCGCGCCTACCCACGGGTCGCCTCCCGGCCGGTGAATCGCTGCCAGCGCTCGATCGCCACCTGGGCGTAGCGGGGCTCGATCTCCATGGCGTAGCAGCGCCGGCCCTCCTGCTCGGCCGCGATGATCGTCGTGCCCGATCCACTGAAGGGCTCGTAGACATCGCCGGCGTGCTTGCGCACCGGACGCGCCATGGCCTCGTAGGGCTTCTGCGCCGGGTGATCCTCCTTGGTCTCGTCGCTGCCACCCATGATCATCTTCGGGCTGGCCAGCTCCCAGACCGTCGAGAGGTCGTGGGCTCCGCGCCATTCGGCCTTCGCTCCCTTGCGGACGGCGTACCAGCACGGCTCGTGCTGCCAGTGGTAATCGCCTCGGCTCATGGCGAAGTGCGTCTTGGCGGCCCACATGATCTGGCTGCGGATGACGAACCCCAGCGCCTCGAGCCCCTGGGCGACCGCCGAGGCGTGGACGCCGGCGTGCCACACGTAGGCCACCTCGAGCGAGGGCACGAGCGCGTAGACCGGCGACCAGTCGACGACGGTGTCGCCCGAGAGCGTCCGGTTCTCATGTCCCACGGACATGTACGGGAGGGCACCGGGCCCGAGCTTGTTGTACACGCCATCGCGCCACGTGGGGTCGAGCTTCACGCCGTAGGGCGGGTCGGTGACGAGCAGGCGCGGTGTGGCCCCGTCCAGGAGTCGCGCGACGTCCTCGGGCTTGGTGGCGTCCCCGCAGAGCAGCCGATGCTCACCGAGCAGCCACAGCTCGCCGGGCTGGACGTACGGCTCGTCGGTTACCTCGGGGATGTCGTCAGGGTCGGTCTGGCCGCCGCGGCGCTTGTCCGCCAGGAACGAGACGAGGTGCTGCTCGAGGTCGCCGGACGTGATCGTGACCTCGGCCAGCAGCTCCGCGAGCTTGGCCGCGTCGGTGGCGGCCATCGACGCAAGCGGGTCGAGGCTGGCTAGGACGAGCGCCTCCTCCGCCTCGGTCAGCTCGACGTAGAGCACGGGCACGCTGGCCTCCTTGCGTCGCACGGCAAGCTCGACGCGGAGGTGCCCGTCCACGATGTGGCCCGTGGTCCGGTTGATGAGCACCTGCTGGACCCAGCCCACGTCGTCGAGGACGGATCCCATGGCGTCCTGCTGGCCCTTCGGGTGCGTGCGCCAGTTCTTCGGGTTGGCGAGTAGCTGCGAGGGGTCCTCGTCGCCCTGGCCGACGATCCGGCTGCGCCAGGCTGCGGCCGGATCGGGCGTCGATGCGTTCGTTTTGGCGCGGGCCTTCGCGGGGGCGCTCATGCGGCCATTCCGAACGCTTCCGAACACATGGTGTCCATACGGTGTCGTCGCACATGAAGGCGCCCGGAGGCCTTGCATGTCGTGCACGGAAGAGCGTTCATGGGGTCATGAACACCACCACCACGACACTCCGCAAGTGCACCGGATCGGAGCGCTTCGGCATCGAGCCGCACGAGGCTCCCATCGACGACTTCACCCCGCAGCCCAGCCGCAAGGATGGCTACGCCGCCATGTGCAAGCCGCACTGGAGCGCCTACGTCAAGGGCCTGGCTGCGGATCGCAAGGCACGCCAGGCGTCGGCCGAGTTCGCTTCTGCGCCAACCGCCGCTCAGGCCGTCGAGGCCTCGGTGGCGAAGGCCAAGCGCGGGACCGCCAAGCCGAAGGCCGCCAAGCCCACCCCCACGAAGAAGCGGAACGCGACTGCGCAGGCGAGGCCCCCGGTCGACCCGAAGGTCGCTGAGGCCGAGGCGATCATCGCCGAGGTCGACGGGCTCTCGGGCGACGAGTACACCGAGCGGGTCGGCGGCGACGAGGTCCAGGCCGCGTTCGAGCTGATCGGCGAGACGAACGGCCACGGGCGCGAGCGCGCCGCCGACGTCGGCACGGAGGCCTGAGCGATGGACGCGATCGTCAGGATCGGGTGCATGGCGCTCGGGTGCCACCGATACATCAACGGGTCGGAGTTGGTCCGCAAGCAGTACGTCTGCCCGACCCACCGCTTCGGTCCCCACCCGTTCATCGCCAAGAGCACCAGCACATACAGCCGGTGCTGGTGCCTGGAGGCTCGCGGTGCACGCATCCACCACCGCGACCAGTGGGAACTCGTCTGGGTCCCCAGGGAGGCCGGGTCGACCGCCGACTAGCCAGCCCTGCCCACGCCGCCACAGGGCCCGCCCAGCGCGGGCCCTTCCTCGTGGGTAGACCACGGACGCCACTTCGGTCCTCATCGCGGCGCACGGGCCGACTGTCGCGTCCGTGGGCGCCGCTGGCGCTGGCTGAGGCCCTTGCGCGCGTTGCAGCTCGAGCAGAGGACGCCCGGCTGCCGTGGCAGCGGAGCGCCGCCGAGCGCCAGTGGATCGGGATGATCCGCCGCCAGCCGGCCAGGCTTGACGCGATGGGCTTCGCGACGCCAGCCCGGGCAGAGCCACCCGTGCGCCTTCACCCAGGCCTGCACCGTGCGCTTCGCCAGCTGCTGCCAGGCGTAGGTGCCGCGGATCGGGTGGTCGGGCGTGCGCCGGAATCGGCCCGCGAAGCCGGGGCGATCCCGATGCTCCGGACAGAACCTCGAGACATCCGAGGTCGCATTGGTGCAGAGCGTGCCATCCTCGAGCTTGCCGCGGCAGACGACGGTGCGACCCATCCGGGCTCATCGGCGCAGCGCCTTGCGGGTCGCCTTCGATGCGCGAGAGAGCACGCGCAGCTTGACGATGGCCGAGGCGGGGATGCTGAAGCTCTGGGTGACGTTGCGGTTGGCGACGTCGATCGAGGAGACGACGAGCGCGTGTCCCGCAGGTCTCCCGAGCCAGTGGCCGGAGGTTCGATAGGCTTGCGGCTCCTTCACGGCAGCGACGTACTCCGAGGGCTCGCGCCAGCCGAGGTGGAGACCCTCGCTGTCGAGCCATTCGATCTCGACGACGTCGCCTACCCGAGGCTTGCGGCTCACGTGGGCACCGTCACGATGACGCTGGGGCTCACGATGAGCTTGCCCGGACCGCCCTCTCGGTCATCCGGATAGCGCGTCGTCTTGCCGCCAGAGAAGACCTGGAGCGACCAGGCGTACCACGACCGGCCGCTGCGAGGCGGCACCGCTGCCATCGTGGCGGCGGGGATGTCGAACGTGATCTTGCCCGTCGTGGGATCGGCGTCGATGTCGATGGTGCCTGCTGCGGTCGTGGCCGTGAGGATGGCGTCGACGTCGGCATCGTCGATTCGCGCCTTGGCCATCCAGGTCAGTGCCGCGCCTGTCAAATCTGCCGGCGTGCCGTCGCGGTCCAGGATGGTCAGAGGCTCTTGGAAGGTGGCCCCGACGATGGCGTGCAAAATCTCGGACATATCAGGCCACCTTCTCAGCAAGGGCGCGGTGCTCTTCAGGGGCGAGCCTGGAGCGCCGCATGTTCTCCGCACGCGTCACGGGCTGGGTGTGCGTCGGGTTTACGCAAGCGTGCTGCCGACAGGTGTGGTCAAGGTCGTGACCCTCAGGGATCGGGCCGATGAGGGCCTCGTATACGACGCGGTGGGCGAGGGCACCGCGATCACCGCCGATGCTGACGCGCCCGTAGCCCTCCTTGTCCAGCGACGACGTCGCGATCCAGCAGCCGTCGTCGGTGACATGGCAACGCGCCAACACACGGAGGTAGGCAGGCACACCCCGACTCAGCATCGGGGCAGTCAGGTCTCGGCCCTTGAGTTGGCGCTCATGATGGGTGCGGCAGAGACCGAGCGCCGCATGTGGTCTCGTGCAACCATCGACGCTGCAGCCACGCCCAGGTGCGACGACTCGGACCGGGGCAGTCAGGTCCCGGCCGTCGCGCCAGCGCGAGGCGTGGGTGCCGCAGAGGCCGTTCTCGGCGTGGCGCCTGTCGCAGCCATCTACCTCGCAACCGACGCGGCCGCGGATCCGGACCGAGGCGGTCAGGTCCTGCCCCCTGCGACGGCGCGAGTAGTGAGTGGCACACCAGCCGCGGGCGATGTGCGGCCGCTCGCATCCCTCGATGCTGCATGTACGCTGTGCCATGTTCTGACCTCCTTCGAAGGTTGGGATCATGGCCGGGGCCGCTAACACGGTGCCCGGCCACATCTTCATGTCGCTCACGATCCGATTCCCGGGCCGCGGGATGGGATCGAGAGACGCGGGCCGCGGCTGCCCGTGCTGATGCCGGGTCCGGCACCGATGACGACACCCGGACCGCTGCCGGTGACGAGGCTCGGCCCCGCGGTCGGGGTCGTGACGGTGCCGGGCGGGACGCCCTCGCCGGTGTACGACGTGCCGATCAGTTCGATGATCGCAGCCGGTGACTGCGCAGCGAGCGTCCCGGTGACGCCAGCGATGACCGACTCGCCCTCGAAGGCTGCGACGCTCGCATCCGTGGTGGCTGCCAGCGAGCCGATGAACGACTCCGTGCCAGACAGCACGGCCTGCGCTGGCTCGGAGGCAAGGGCGAAGGTGCCGGTGATGGTCTCCTGGCCGGACAGGCTCGTGGTGACGGCTGCCGTGGTAGCGGCGAGAGTGCCGGTCACGGGAACGGCCACGAGGCCACTGAACGCGGCTTGCGCAGGCTCGGTGGATGCTGCCAGCTCGCCCGGGATGGACAGGCTGCCCTCGAAGGCACCTTCGGCAGATGCCGTTGATGCTGCGAGCTGCCCGACGACACCGGTCAGAGCCTCACCCGTCAGATCAGCGGTCGCAGGCTCCAGCGTGGCGTCGAGAGCACCGCTGATGGTCTCGGCTGCCTCGAATGCTGCCGTGGCCGGCTGCGTGCTGGCTGCCAGGTCACCGCTGACCGGGTTGGCTACCTGCCCTGTGAACGCGCTGGATGCTCGGGGAGCCGCAGCGTCGAGCGAGGCGATGAATGACTCGTCTCCTGCAAGGTCGGCCCGTGCTGGGGCAGTCTGCGCTGCCAGGGTGCCAGCGAACATCTCCGCGCCATCGAACGCTGCCGTAGCTGGCTCGGTGCTCGCTGCAAGGTCACCCGTGACGGGTGGGGCACCGGATGCCCCCGTGAGCGATGCGGTAGCAGGCGTGATCGTGGCATCGAGCGTGCCGGTGAACGTCTCCTCACCGGTCAGGGTGGTGCTGGCAGGCTCGGTGGTCGCAGCCAGGGCGCCGCTGATGGGGTTGAGGACGATACCGCTGACGAACGCCTCCGCTGGGGGCGTCGTGGCAGCGAGGACGCCCGTGACCGAGAGCGCACCGCTGAACGTCGCTTCTGCGGGTTCGACCGTGCCTGAGAGGCTGCCCGTGAAGGACTCGACGCCAGCGAGGGCGCTCTCGGTCGGGGCCGTGGAAGAGGCGAGGTCACCCGTGACCGTCTCTGCGCCGGTGAAGGCGGCTGTGACGGGTGCGGTGCTCGATGCGAGGTCGCCCGTGATGGTGACGGCGCCACTGAACGCTGCCTGAGCCGGTGCCGTGGTGGCTGCGACGTCTCCGGCGACCGGGTTGATGACCGAGCCACTGAAGGCTGCCGTCGCAGCGGGGGTGGCGGCGGCGAGGACGCCCGTGAGCAGCAGGGCGCCTGCGAAGGCGGCGGCGGCTTTCGCGACGGTGGCCGCGAGGGTGCCGCTCGTCGCCTCGTCGGCTGCGACCTGTGCGAGGCCCGAGCGACCCAGCGTGAGCCGACCGAGGATGGACTGGCTCATGGTTCTTAGGTCTCGATGATGCCGGAGAGTGTCAGCGTGTCTCCGACTGCCCACGTCATCGGAGTGGTAGGCGTAGCGGCATTGCCGCCTTCTATCGTGACAGCGGCGATGGACGATGCCCCGGCAGCGATGAACGCGGTGGCGAGCTTGTTGTCGACGCCATTGTCAAGGATATGGCCCGCGATCACCTGGCCGCCGAACCCGGAGACCGCCGTGAATGGCAGACTGAACGTGAATGCGCTGCCATCACTGCCGAACGTCGTCGAGGACCCGATCTGCAGGTACATGTGCCACGCATAGGTGTTCGCATCGAGTGCCTTGTAGCGTCCCGTCAGGACGCCGTCACCGATAGCGGGAGCGGTCCCACTCGCCTTGCCCCATGTGGGCACAGCGGTCGTCCACGCCCCCAGGTCCCCGCCGCCCACGCCTGTCAGCCCCGTGTGGTCAAGGGCATCGTGGCCAGGCTCGTCGAGCAGGATCGTGGCGGTCATGGCTTCTCCTTAGAAGTCGAATGGGATGAGGACATAGGCGCTGGTCGCGGGGTCCCAGAAGAGCGCGGCTTCCTCTCCCGTGGCAGCGTCGTCAGGGTCGTAGTACGGCACGCCTGCCGCCGCGATGCCCCAGACGGATGTCAGCGTGACCTCCACGCCGTCGCCAGTGTCGTCGTAGGCGGGCGTGCCGGCGTCCACGGGGATGAGCCCATGTGGGGTCGCCGCGTGCGCAGCCAGCTCCGCATCGGTGGCAAGGCCCAGGACGTCGTGGGTCGAGAGGTCCGGGTGCACGCCACCGCCCACGGCATCCTGCGACACGTCATAGGTCGGCGTGCCCGACAGGACCGTGGCGAAGCCGTTGTTGACGTAGCCGCCCCAGAGCGTGCGGGTGACGGTGCCGGACAGCACGACCGCCGTGGGCGAGCCGGTGTCGGCCACGAAGATGTTGTTGGCGATGAGGACATCGGTCGGAGCCGCGATGGTGATGGCGGTGCCGCTGCCGTTGCCGTACTGCCCGAACTGGTTGCCATCGATGATGATGTACGGCCACGCCCCGCTCACATCGATGGCGTTGCCTTCGTAGTTCTCGAAGCTGTTGTTCGTGATGATGAGAATGCTCGTGTTGCCAGAGCCGTTCACATCGATACAGCCGTTCATCTCCAGCGATGTGCCGCTATTGAACTTGTTGCCGATGATCTTGCCGCCGCCCATCGAGTCCATGCGAATGGCTGCTGCGGAGTCGTAGGCAGACTGAGCGAACACGTTGTCGCTGATCGAGGGGTCACCGGCATCTGGATTGACGGTGCCCTCCATCATCAACCCGATGGACACCCAGTTCGAGATGTTGCAGCCACGCATCGACCATGCCGCGCCGTTGGTGACATCGACGTTGACGTAGAAGCCAGAGACCATGATGTGGTCGTAATCCACCTTCTGGTCCACGTTGGCGCTCGCCACGAGGATGCCCGCGCCAGCCGTGGGCGTGGTGGCTGCCGTGTTACGGAGCGAGATGTTGTCGAAGAGCACCTTGTCGCCGGGGGTATCGAACAAGTCAGCCGTGGCCGACGTGCATTGCACCTCCGAGATGATGTCGCTGGCGCTGTTGTTGTCCGCGATACCATCGCCGCGCACGGTGCAGTTGGCCGTGATCGTGAAGCCGCCTGATGTCTTGTACGTGCCTGCCGGGAAGTAGAGCACGCCCCTGCCCGCGCTGTTCAGGGCGCTGATGGCCGCTGCTACCGCAGTCGTGTCGTCGGTAGAACCATCTCCGGTCGCACCGTATCCGGTGACGTTGAACCAGGCGACGCGTGTCTGGCCCAGATAGGCATCCAAGCCGCCCGCCGTGAGCACCGCCTTGATGGGTGCGCCGTCATCGTGCGCCGCTGCGGTCGTGCCTTCGGCGCCTCGGGTGACGGTCAG